GGCCGGCGTGTCAAAAAAATGGTTTACGGCTTCGTTGCGTTTTTGTATGCGTAAAGCGTCACGCTTGGCTTTGTAAGTGGCACCAGTCTGACTGTTGCAACGTCGGCACGCTGGCCTTAGGTTGTCCATTTCGTTAGTTCCGCCACGGTCTACTTCGATGATGTGGTCGGCTGTATCGGCTGGTTTGCCACATCGGTAGCAGGGTGGGTTGTCTGCAAGCAGTGTTTGTCTGTTGCGTCGATATGTCAGGTCATTGGTTGTGTGTTGTCTAGGCATGTCGGGGGTACTCCTAAGGTCAAGTGAACTAACGCCTTCGCAGGCTCAGTTGTTACCTTATTCCATGTGAAAGGTGGGTGGTTTGTGTCCCCCACAATTTGGGCAAGTAGCCACAGGGTGCCGGTCTATTTGTTTTCGGTGGACAACCTTCGCCATTTGTGCCGTTTGGAAACGCTGTTCCCCTACATCGGTGTATAGGGGTCTACCCAGGTTCCCCTGTTTACTGCCCACCACCTACAACCGTGGCACACACATGCGACTAATGAAATTGTGTTGGGACTGTATCAGGTGTCTGATTGCAAGATAAGTCGGCCCACATATTCGGCTAATTGAGGTACTACAGCGTTACCTAAGCCTCTAAGTCTGTCCACCCTTCGGGGAACCCCATTAGCCATTCGACCCATGTTGGGTTCAGTTTGCCAGTACTGGGCACTTCGTAAAGCGTTCCTTGTAACTTCTTCATTGTTGCCCTCGAATGTGAACCCCCGTCTAGCCCCCCCGCCGCTACGGGGGTAGGCCACAATGATAAGCCTGTTCCTTCTATGACGGGCTCCCAAGCCGGCCGCTGGTATAACACGCCATTCACAGTCATAGCCGATGTCGGTAATTTCTTTAATGACGGTAGTTCCCCCAAGCGTGAGGTGACCTTGTACATTTTCCAAGATTGCGTAACGGGGTCTAAGAACGCTAATGGCGTCTTTAACCCAGGGCCATAGGTGCCGTGGGTCATCTTCGCCTTTTCTGTGTCTCCCCGCAAGGGAGAACGGTTGGCAGGGATATCCACCGCAAATAATGTCGGTTGGTTCCACATTTGACCAGTTAATCTTTTTAATATCCCCATAATTCGGCACCTCGGGCCAATGCTTTTTTAATATTTGACAACAGTAAGGGTCTATTTCGGATTGCCATTTAATTGTCATACCGGCACGTTCTAAACCTAAATCCATTCCACCTATGCCGCTAAAGAGGCTTCCTACTGTCAATGTCATGTGTTGGGTATTTCTAACGTGTGTAGAGGTGTCCATACACCATTCAAAAGCACTTCGGCATGCGTAATGTTCGCTGGTGATAGAAACTTGCCGTTAATGGTGAGGTATTCGACATCATGCGAGTTTGATATAGCGATAGCAAACACAGGGTGTGCAAAGCGTATTGTGTCGCTTTTAGTCCATATGCGGATTGGGTTTATCGGCTGGTGAAATTTAGTTGGCATGGTCGGGTCTCCTGGCTAGTCGGGTTGATATGTCGTTAATGTCTTTTGGGCGCCACACATGGGTTTCACAACCTGCAACACTCAACGTGTCTAGCCAGGCTGATTGCAATTTGGAAAGCCTGCCAGTGTCACTTTTCAATTCGGCAAAGAGTACACCACGGGTGTTATGGGCTAATACTAGGTCGGGGAAACCTGCGTGGCCCTGTAATGGGGTTTTCCACACCCCAGGGCGGATTTCCACAGCCCTAGTGTGCATAACTAGCCAACCGTGCAACTTAGCCAACATGATGACTTGCGACTGAAAATAAGATTCTTTCATGATGTTAACGCAGTCTGTAATTTCCATATTGGCTGTAACTGTTCCCTAGGTAGGCCGTAACACTCAGTGTCAGGGTACAGCAGGGTGCCTTTAGTTCTGACTTCCTGCGCTGTAGCCCAACCAGCAATGACAACGTTAGGTTTGTCGACTACACAGAACACATAGCGACCGTCACGGTCCCTGTCTCTTACTAACAAATGGTATTCCCTGCCGTCTTTTCTTTCCTGGCTACGGACTTCTAAACCTGACACGTCAGACCCCCTAAACGCTTTGCAACTGGTCCACGGTAAACCAGTAAACATTGAGACAGCAATTTCACTAATAGCGGCCTGCAAATGGTTGTGGTATCTCCACTCAACGCCCTGGTTATGATTAAAACGGTGTTTTAAACCTCGTTTTTCACTGTCTGCGATAAGTCGCAATGTTTCGACGTGTGCCATTTCCATTTGGCTTTCAGTCAAAGTTATTAGCGGCATTAGCCCTGCAACCTTTTAATAAGGGCGCTTGCATCGTTGCGTGTTTCGGGCGCTGGGCCTTCATAATTTAAACCCCGTAGAAACTTCATTTGGGCTTCACTGGGGGCATTGGTCGCATTTGCGCCTAGCGAGGCTGTACGGGGCTTTTCGGGCTGTCTCACAAGCACTGCTGGGGTGTGTGTATCTGTTTGGCGGTTGCGTACTTCTTCGGCACTAGCCATTTTGGGGCCGAAAGACATCATTAGGCCCAACACACGCCCTAGACATGATGTTGAGGCGTTCATTTGTTCTGAGTCCCTAGTGAAACTGGTTTTGCCTGGGAACGGTTCAAAGCAGGTTGCTTGTGCCGGTATGGGGTCATCGGGTGTGCGCCAAACTTGCATGGTCACGCTGATAAAAGCCTTATCGCCAATAGTGATGATTTCGGGGCGGTTTTCCATGACTCGCATTTCGGGCCAGCGTTCTAAAGCCATAGCAAACCGTGTTGGTACGTCAACATAGTTTGATAAATCCATTAGTTGCCCCTGTTTCGGTCGTAGGCCGTGCGTTGGTCAACGGTCATGTTTGCCCAGGCATGTAATTCTGAACAGCGGCGTGATTCTTCAGGCGTCATGTGCAACCAGTCGCCAGCCTTGCCACAGTTCAAACAGATACCTTGCAACAGGTCCTGTAATCGAATATCAAAAGCGGTTAACGCTGTTTTGCATAATTCACAGGTCATTTGAAACCACCTAAGCGCATAGCCACAATTGTGTCTTGCGTTGACTTAGTAAGATTTGACAGGTAAATGCCGTTTTCTTCGGCAACATACGCCAACTCAAATAAGGCTTTTCTGAGCATCGCAATATCGGCGGTTTGGGTTTCAAGTTGCCAGGCGGCCGCCTTCATAGCAATTTCTGCTTTGGTTATCGCCGCTGTCATTTCGGCTAACTGTTGATTCATGTCGGGCCTTTCATTTGTCGGGTTTAATTCTACGATAACCAACTGGTGTGGCAGAATAGCGCATTCGGCGCCTGTCGCCTTCGGACGTGTTAGCCCAAAAGCCCTGTAACGCTTTTTCGGGGAATGACACAGCGTAAGCAAAACATGCTTCGAATACTGTGCATGCTTCACATATCGGTTTTATGATTGCCCGTGATTCTGCCGATTCTTTGCCGTTGGTAGGAAAAAATAGGTTGGTGTCAAGTCCACGGCAGTTTGCGTATTGTTGCCAGTCGGGGCGGTCAACATTAAACATTGGCTAGCACATACCCCACGGGTGAAAACCGCAACCCCAAGTTTCTTCGGCTGACTGGTACAGCAACCAACCAAAACGCAGATTGAGAGTCGGGTCTGACATGGATTTTTCAAAGGGCATGTTAAACAATTCTTCAGCCCAGGCCCTATGGATTTCGTTACTTTGAATCAGGCCATGGTCATGACCATTAAACGCAGGGTGCAAATAGTTGACATTAAGACACCTGACTTCCTTCCAAAGTAAGCGTGAAAGCCCAGTGAGTATTTCAATATTGTTGGGCCACCCAACAGATATGGCAGTAGGGAACCATTCGGAACATTTCAATGACAGGGCGTCAAACACCACTGTTGTGGTTGGCTGTGTCGAAGTAGTGGTGCTACTGGTGCTGGTGGTAATCGTTAACTCTTCGGCCCTGTCCTGCAACTGTTGGGTTGTCAGGTCACCCAGGGTGATTGTGACCGGCACAGATTGAACCACGGTTGTGGGTGGTGTGTCCTTTTGGAATCCCACAGCCACAGCTGCACAAAACAGGTAAGTAAACAAGCCTAAGCCTAAGAAACGCTACATTCATTTTTGATTGTCCTTCAGTCGGGGTCAGGTCGGGATTGGTTTACCGACTAATCAAGTCGAAGTCAAGTCACGCTACCAAATTAGGAAAAACCTTTATGGCGTCTAGGGTCGCCTGGGTGTAATTGTCGCCTGGTACATATTGCAAATGCCACGGTTCAAAATTAGGGTTTTTAGGGTCTGACACTGCCCATGTGAAACCGTACAGCAGGGCTTGACAGGTCATGAAACCGTCACCCAGTAGCCAGGTAAGCAACGGTGAACCTACGGTGCAATTGGCGGCGTCTATGGCGAGGCCCCAACCGTGGTCACTGTTGCCAGGTGTCGCACACGGTGACTTGCCAGGCTTCAAATAGTATTTTTTGCCCTGCCAAATACGGGTCACTTGTGGTTTGCGGCCCATGTCCGTAGTCGAATAACGGTCATTGAACATCGCCAACTGCTGACTGTAACGACGATATGCGCCCACCTGATTAAGCGTTAAACCATTGAAGTAGGCGGCGAGTTGTAAACAGTTCCATGCGGTAGCGGCGTGCTGTTCCAATTTGCCTTGCGGTTTTTGGATTGACCTTAAAACTGCGTCAACTACATAACCGTTTTTCTGACCCGTTAAGTCAGTTGGCATGATGATAGGTAGCACAGGGTATGTGGTCATATGTCTTTCTTCCTACCAATAATGGGGTCTACGGGCGTATTAGTTTTGGCGCCTACCCCGTTGCCAATGGAATAAAAAACGATTGCCACAATAACATTGGTGCCTGCTTGCCGGTCTATGCCGTCAATAGCCATCAACACAATCATGCCGATTAACGCCACCAACGCAATTAACGCTTTACTGGGATTGGCAATATTCATCAGGACGGCCCGATGTCTTCGACAAGCATAAAAGCAGGAAAACTAGCGTCACGCTGAAGTGTTGGTGCGCCTGTAGTGACGTTCACTGATGCTGTGCCAACCATCGTTTGAGAGCCTGAACTGCCGAAAGTACGGACATCTATAACGCACACGTTGCCTGTCATCATGAGAGCAGCTGAGGTTTGTAGGCGACCGTATGACAGTGTGGCACCTGCGGCGTTTGTGTCTTTGATTGACAGGTTCACATAGCCTGAAACCGCTGACGGCGTTTGAACTTGTGGCTCGTAGTAGGTGATTCGGTAATAGCGGTTGGCGACTGCCGTAAAGGTGACAGTCATACCCGTTGCAATGACATCGCTGGTTGTCAGTGTGTAGTCGGCGGTTGATTCGGCGTAAGCCATGACACCACGGGGAAAATTATTGCATTCTGTGGCGGTCAAAACTTGCCCTGCAGTGAAGTTGTCGTTAGGTGAAATCGCCATGGTTAGGGCCTTTCAGGGAATGTGACGGTGGGGGCTGGTGTCCATGTGGCGGGGAAGTCCCGTAGGGCTTGACGGTAGGTCGCCCATGCGGTTTTGTCGGTTGGTGTATCTGCAATCATCGCCCAGTCGGAAGCAACCAAAAGTGCGTCACGGTTTAAGCGCATACGCTCTATCAACCATTCGTCGGGTGCTGAGGTTTCGTGGGGTGCTAATAGGTTCATGTCATGCCGTCCTGTAAGTAAAGTTCCATTGCATACGGTCGCCAGTCGCCCAAGTAAACGGGACAGTAGAACTCAAAGTAGACAACTGCACATAAGTCCCACTCGCAAGGGTGGCGTAGATTCTCGCTTGAGTTGCCCCGTTAATTGAAGCGAAACCATAGACCGATAAAGACCCGCTGGTGTCATAAAAGTTGACCACGCTAGAAGTAAAACCTGGGAAACCCATTCCCGTAATTGTTGAATCAGCGGAAGTCGGCAACGATATCGCAACAGTTGCAGCAGTAACCGCACTGGTGCTACCGAAAATAAATGTGCCGTAATAGTGTGTCAGGTTGTTTACGGTGGCGTAAGCGGACGAAAAAGTTCCGTTACCAACTGTGAGCCCTGCTGGGAATGTCGGCGTATAGGCCGTATAGGTCCCTAGGACCGTGTTCCCAATAGCAACTTTCGCCTCAAGTGCCTCGACCGCATCGTTAATGTCGGCGTGTTGTTGGGCGTGCGACGGTGAAGTCAACAAACTTGTAGCAGTGGGGTTTGTGAAAGTGTCTAGTGAAGTGGGGTAGTTAATAGCCATGTGTTACCAACCTAGTCGTCCTGCAGTGTCATCTGCGTTTGAGTCGTTATAAATCCAACCAGCATCATCATATGTAACTTCAGCCTGGTTGTAAGCAATGTTTCCGCCACCCAAAGTTCCCAAACTGGCACTATTAAGGATAAAGAATTGGTAGTAGTTAAGCGGACTAAAATACAGTTCGTAGGTCGTTTGCTCAGGTGTCGCATTAATCGCCCAGCCTTCCAAAACGACCTGCACGGTAATATCTTCAGTTGAGCCGGGTATTTCATAAAGCAAACTGAAAGCAATGTTTGGAAATGTTGTTAGGAATGATGCGTAGGCGGTGGAGTTTTGTGCCCTGTCCGTAAAACCTATTTTGAACCTGAGACTTATCGGGTCAGAAAAGGTGTTGACAATCCAATCACCGTTACCTTGCGCCTGGGTGGTTGTGTAGTCGGCAGTTGAACTGCTGTAGAACGTCGCACCATACGAAGTAATTGACCCGCTATTAGACCGTGTTTGGGCCGCTAAACCCAAAGGCTCAATGGTGGCAGTGTTTATAAAAGAAGTGCCGTTTTGGATTCGTTCAAAGTCCTGGTATGCAATAACAGTTGTTGAAGTGTTACGACCAAAAGTAAAAGCGGTGACCACGTTGTCGTCTATGTCGTTACGGGCATACGGAAAAATGAACTGGCCCGTAAAACTGCCGTACGCTTTCGTTCTAATAATTCCACGTTCTGTGGCCTGCAAAATGTTTAGTTGGTTAAGTACCGTTCCCGTATACGTTTGTGCTGAGGCAATCGAATCACCCACACTTGACAGGACATCAGTGACTGTCAAATCGGACGGTAAAACAACAATGTTGAACTGTTCCATTTGGGCAGTAGTAGCGGCCTGAGTCAAAGAAACATTCGTAGCCTGATAACGACCTGCTCTAGCCAACGGGTCAACACAAACAATTGTGGCTGTACTCAAACCAACGTTGCCGGGGTAATCGTTAAAAGTGATTTCCTGCACCGTAAACACGTCACGGTAACCAGTCCCTGAAGTTTCACTAGCGGCATAAACTTTGTCATTAAAACTGAAAGTGCTAGCAAGCCCTGAACTGTTATTGAGAGTCAGAACGAGCGAACCACCGCTGTAATTGTCTAAGTATTTTTCACGGCCCTGTTTAATACTTATCGACAGGACACTGCTAGTGAAGTCTGTTGACCCGTTCAGTAGAAATTGCCACGGTGTTGTTGGCATTACATGGCCCGTGTATTTAAAGGCACTGGGCCTGACTGGCGCACATACTGTTGTAAGGCTCTAACGATGCTGTTGGGGTCGCCACCGTTGACATTGACAGTGATACTTGCACCACCACCAAAACCCATACTGCCCATTTTTGACAGTGGTATAACTGCTTCAGGGCCGCGGCCTTCACCAATCATTGCCAGGGTTGGGCTGGTAACAATGCCACCTTCAGCAAGCATAGGAATGTCAGGCATACTAAAACCTTTGCCACCAATACCAGGCACCCAACTAGGAACAGTAAAACTAAACTTGCCTATGGTGCTGTTCCACAGTTTGGCTACACCATTAAAAGCGGCTTTGAACGGCCCAGTAATGGCGTCAACGATGGTACCAAATATGCGGCCAACCGTTGAAACGGTGGAAGATACTTTGTCGACTATCCAACCAAACACACTTTTAGCGGTGTCCCACATAGTTAGGAAATACCATTTAATAGCGTCAACGGCTTTGCCAAAAATGTTGAACTTGACTTGCAAAGCAATAAGGGCGGCAATGATTCCCAAAATGATAACTGCACCAGTAGCCACCCAAAGAGCACTAAACGATGTTGCTAGGACTGCGTTCACAGCGGTAGTGATAACCGTTAAGGCGTTCCATGCGGCCATAGCGGCGTTGGTCAAAACCACGGCGGCGGCAATGCCACCAATAACAGCGCCCAAAGTTACAACTAGCGGCACATTCTCACTTATCCATGTACCCATGGCCGTTAACGCTGGTAACAGTTTTTCAACTATCGGCAACACGGCGGCCCCGATAGATTCTTTCAATTCGCCCATTTGAATGGAAAACGATTTCATTTTGCCTGACGCAGTGTTGGCTGATGTCGAAGCGGCACCCTTAAACGTTTTGCCTAATGCGGCAAACACTTCATCAGTAGTAGCGCCATTTTCAATCAGGCTTGCCAGGGCAGGGTCAAGTTTTCTTAGTGGGCCTAGTTGCCCGTTAAACGCTTTTGATAGGGCGTCAGATACAGCGCCTAAGTCTTTGCCTGTACCGGCACTAATGTCTAACGCCAGGCTAAGTAAGTCCTGGGCTTTAGTGACGTCGCCAGTACCACGCACAAGTTTGTCTAATGCTGGGCGTAACTCGTCATCGGCAACAGCGGCCGCAATACTGGTTTTGGTAATGAAAGATTCAACACTGGCCACCTGGGCGTCAGTCGCCCCTGTGGTGTTTCGTAGACTGGTGGCAAGCAGTTGGGCGGCTTTGTCATCTTCCATGAATGCTTTTACGGCGTCCACAGCAACAATGCCTAAACCAGCGATAGCGGCGGCGGCTGGTAGTGCCGCTTTCTTAATAGCAAACTGGGCTTTTTCGCCTGTGGTTTCTAACTTCTTAAATTCCCTAATGGCTTTGTCAATGCCTTTAGAATCAAAATCGCTTATTACTGGGATTGAAATAGCCATTAGGCAACCTTCAAATTCTTATTGGTTTCTTTCATCAGGTCATCTACTACCTTTTCAATTTCGGCCACAAACTGTGTTTGCTTTGATTCAAACTCAGGCCAAATAACACGGCTTGCACTACGCCCAAATTTAGAATCAAACGCCATACCTAAAGCGTTGCTGTTAGCACGGCCTGCAATGTCAAAGATTGCGGCGCCAGGGTTCTTTTGGTAAATGCTGAGAGCGGCACCACGGCGGCCGGTGTTGACTCGCACACCCACGCCCCGTTTAGCTTTGGCGGCATCT